AGTGGTTTCGGTAATCTTGACATGTCAAGAGATATTGCAATCCCTTACATCAACATACTACAATCCAATAGCCCACAACTTAATCCGCAAAAAGCAGAGTACGTTGATGGTGCTAAAATAGGACAGTTTTACAACACTGTCACACAAGAGGTCAGTGACTCACTTAACGTGATACCTGTTCTCTATCAACTACGATACGTAGAATGGAAACCACGTGAGCAAGGTGGTGGGTTCGTTGAATCACATCATGCTGATAGTGGTATCCTTAGTAAAACTAAACGTGATCAAATTACGTTTAAGGATACATTACCTAATGGTAACTATGTTGCCACCACTGCCTATCACTATGTGATGGTGCAAGGAAAAGATGGTGCATGGTCACAAGCTGTTGTAAGCATGACTTCTACTCAATTGAAAAAAAGTAGACGTTGGAACAGCTTAATGTTGAGCCAAAAAGTTAGTGGTCCATCGGGAAGTTTTACTCCACCAACATATGCAATCATTTACAAGCTATCTACAGTTAGTGAATCTAATGATCGTGGTAGTTGGTTTGGGTATCAAGTTGAGAGAGCTGGTCAGGTTGAAGACGCTGGCGTGTACAACGAGGCAAAATCATTTTCAACTGCCGCATCAAGAGGAGAAGTCGAAGCTAAACCTATGTCAGAGGGGGAGCCTGTAAAAGAGGCACCGCAATCTAACAATAAAGAAAGCGAAGAAGAAGTACCGTTTTAGGTATTTCTTCTACTAAAACTGGAGGTTTAGTGGATAAGTTCAAATTGATATTTGAAGGCTTAGACGTGGCTTATGGTCAGCATCAATCTGAAGGGAAACGTGCTGATGGTAAGCAAGAAGGTAAATCCTACATTGTCAAACAAGAAGTTACAGACAATTTGTGGCAATCACATCTTGATGGTGTAGGTCCTTCTCTTGGTATCATACCAATAAGAGCTGACAATACAGTTAGTTGGGGATGTATTGATATTGATACATACCCTATTGATCACAGGAAAATAATAAATAGTATTAGAAGTTTACAATTACCTTTGGTGCCATGTAGATCCAAGAGTGGGGGCATGCATATATTTTTATTTCTTAGAAACCCAGTGTCCGCAAAATTAGTACGAGAGAAGCTACGAGAGGTTGCATCTGGTTTAGGATATTCTTCTGTAGAAGTATTTCCCAAACAATCAACGATATTGATAGAGAAAGGAGACCTAGGTAATTTCCTAAATCTTCCTTATTATAATTCAAAAAGTACAACTAGATATGCGTATAAAGATGATGGAACAGCGGCGACCTTGCCAGAGTTCTATCACTTATATGATAAATACATAACAAATGAAATAGACAAAGTTGCAATCCAGGTATCTGATGATGTCATAAAGGATGGTCCACCTTGTTTACAACAACTTTGCACACAAGGTTTTCCTGAGGGCACACGCAACAATGGTTTATTCAATATAGGAGTATACTTACGTAAATTTGATCAAGACAATTGGAAAACATTATTAGAAAAATATAATCAAGATTACATGACACCTCCTTTGTCAGCGTCAGAGGTAGTCACAGTACAAAAACAATTAGAGAAAAAAGAATATAATTATAGATGTAAAGAACCACCAATTAGTTCTTACTGCAACGCAAGAGTATGTAGAGGTAGAAAACATGGTGTTGGCGGTAATGGTGCATCATTAGAATTTAGTGCGCTAACAAAACTAGAAACAGATCCACCAGTTTGGTTTCTTGATGTTGGTGATAAGCGTATGGAATTACAAACAGATGAGCTGCAAATACAAACTAAGTTTCAAAAGAAATGTATGAATAGTTTGAATCACATGCCAGCTCTCGTAAAACAGTCAGTGTGGCAGGAAATTATTGAGAGATTAATGCAGAATCTTATCAAGATTCCTGTGTCTGATGATGGGTCATTGGCCGGTCAGTTTGAGGCTCACCTCCAGGAGTTTTGTACTGATCGTGCCCAAGCCCTAAACAGAGATGAATTACTATTACGCAAACCATGGACAGAAGATGGCACAACATGGTTCAGACTCAAAGACTTACAAGATTATCTTACACGTAATAAGTTTACATACTTCAATACAGGACAGCTTGTGCAGGCGTTAAGACATTTAAAAGGCAAGAGTGATAAGTTTAATTTAAAAGGTAGAACTGTGCGTGTGTGGGGTGTGCCTGCATACCAACAACAAGATTCTGCGTTTGATATCAAGGAGGTAGATGGTGCGCCGTTCTAAATTACCAAAGTTAAAAAAAGGAATGCAAAGTGAACAGATAGCGATACTGTATTTGATAGAAAAAGGATTTTTTGTTTTTAAAAACTTGTATGGCGTTGGTCCTGCAGATTTGATAGCAATAGATGAGAAAGGTAGAGTTGAGATATACGATGTAAAGAGTGAGAGTTATCGTAAAACATGGAGACCTGGCACACGTATTTTTAGAAGACTTACACAAGAACAAAGAAGATTAAAAATGAAATTTATATTTGTAGGAAAGGATGGCAAATGCACAGTAAGACTAAGATAATATTAGGACCACCAGGAACAGGCAAGACACACAACTTGTTAAATTTAGTTGAGCAAGAATTAGCAAAGGGCACATCACCTGATCGCATAGCGTTTGTTGCATTTACCAAGAAAGCAGCAACCGAGGCTCGTGACCGGGCAATGAAGAAGTTTAAATTAGAAGAACAACACCTACCATATTTTAGAACGTTGCATTCGTTTGCATTTCATCAATTAGGATTAACAAAATCAGAAGTTATGTCACGTGATAATTACAAAGAATTTGCACAAACATTTGGTATGGATTTAGGATCTGTCACAGATGGTGGGGATTCTGGTGGTGTGGTAACTACAGATAATATTTTAATTAATGAAATAAATTTAGCTCGTATGAAGTGTATGGATTTAGAACATCATTACAATACTTCTAATCTACAAGATATGTCTTGGCACTCTTTACTTCGTGCACAGAGATCATTAGAAGAATTTAAGAAAAAGAAAGAGGTATTTGATTTTACAGACATGATAGAATTGTATTTGGATTCTGGTCCCGTGCCAAAATTAGAAGTTGTATTTGTAGATGAAGCACAAGATCTATGTAAATTGCAGTGGCGAATGATAAACAAATTGACAGAAAACGCAAGAAAAGTATACATCAGTGGTGATGATGATCAAGCAATATACAACTGGGCTGGTGCAGATGTAAGATACTTTATAAAATTACCAGGTGAAGTAGAAACACTAAAACAGTCTTTTAGGTGTTCTAAAGTTATACAAAATTTATCAGGCAGAATAATAAACAGAGTAAAATTTAGAAGAGCAAAACAATGGGAAGGCACTGATAGAAATGGATTTGTACAATATCATAATTATCCTGAAGGAGTTAATTTAAGAAAGCCAGGTAGTTGGTTAGTTATGGCTAGAACAAATTACATGCTTGATGAAATAGAGCGTGACATACGATTACAAGGCATGTTGTATAAACGAAACAACAAGTTGCCTGTATCAGCGAAACTATTGAACGCTGTTGAGGCATGGAAAAAACTACACAATGGTGACATAATTCCAATAGGAGATATCAAAGATATTTACTCTTACATGTCAAGTCAAATAGGAATAGAGAGAGGACATAAAAATTTAAAGATGGCAGATAAAGAACAATATGAATTAGAAGAATTAGTTATGCATCACGGACTATTGATGGGTGGTAGACCATGGGATGTTGCATTTGATAAAGTTGGTAATAGAGATAAAGAGTACTTGAGAGCGATAGAAATAAGAGGAGCAGTGTCAAAAAATCCTAAAATAAATCTTAGCACTATACATGGTGCAAAAGGTGGGGAAGCTGATAATGTTATGTTACTTACAGATCTATCGAGAAAATCACAAGAAGCAATGGAAAGAGATTCGGATGACGAATGCCGTGTGTTTTATGTAGGAGCAACACGTGCTAGAGAACAACTACATATAATACAACCACAAAGAGAAGGAGGATTCATAATATGAATTTTACTACTGGAATAGCTCCTGTAAAAAGGAACGTAACAAAAGAAGATGTATTGCAAAAAGCTAAAGATCTCGTAACAGGTGATAGAAACGACACACATGGTGATGCGTTTAATAATCATTCAGAGATTGCAGAGTTTTGGAATATATTTTTAGATAAAAAACTACAAGCGATGGCTAGCATCACAGCTGATGATGTAGCTTTGATGATGATATTGATGAAAATATCTAGACATAATCAAGGAAAGAAAGTTAATATCGATAACTTTGTTGACATGGCGGGTTATGCAGCAATAGCAGGAGAAATTAATGACGCAGGACTTATTTAAAACTGTAACATCGCATTGGGTAGAACCTACGCAGTTCCCTCGTATAGAGGGACGCGTAGCGATTGATTTGGAAACATGTGATCCAGATCTAATAAAACATGGACCAGGTTGGCCAACTAAGAAAGGTAAGGTGATAGGTATAGCTATGGCCACAGCGTCCTTCAAAGCTTATTATCCAATCGCACATGAAGGTGGCGGTAACATGGATGAAGAAAAAGTCATCAAGTATATAAAATCTATCTGTGATGATGAAACAATAGAAAAAGTATTTCATAACGCACAATACGACATAGGTTGGTTGTGGACGCTAGGAATAGATGTCAAAGGTAAAGTACATGATACAATGGTAGCAGCTGCATTGATAGA